TAATTGCAGGTCAAAGACTATTTCAATATTTCAAAGACACAAGAATCTTATACGCAAGTTCATCAACAGCACATGAGCCATGGAAAAATCCATATGCCATGAGTAAGTATAGCCTTGAACAAATTGCACCACCTAATAGTGTAGGTATGAGATTTACAACCGTATATGGTCCTAATGCTAGAGAGAGTATGTTAATACCAAGAATATTACGAAATGATGTTCCTTACATTAACACAAATCATAGTAGAGATTTTATACACGTTGACGATTTAGTGAGAGCGATAGATAGTTTGATTAAGTCAAACGTTAAGGGTATTACAGATATAGGTTCTGGTATTACAAACAATCTTATAGAGTTAATAGAACACTTTGGTATAGATTGTGAGAGGGTTGTGGGAGAACACACCGAAAGACTAGATAACCTTGCTGATAATACCCTACTAAATAATATTGGTTGGACACCACAAGTTAATTTATATGAATACATAAAGGAGAACCGCAATGATAAGCGCTATAACTGAAGAATATCTAAAAGATCATTTTGTCAATGCATACTTTATTGACCAAGAAAGAAAAAACATTGAAGTATTAACAACTAATGAAGATAAGAGTAAAGTATTTTCTACAATCATACCTTACGAAGAAGGCCATCATCAATGGGTAGCACTTCAAACTAAAATGAATATTGATCAATTGCATGAGGCAACTTATCAAAGAAACAAACTTGAACAAGAGCAGTTTGAAAAATCTGTTATGAGAATTGCTGAAAAAGAAGGTCTTATATTTGAGTTTGAAAACAAAAAACTAGATACTAAATTTTACCCTAAAATCTTAACTGCATTATTTGAAGACAATGATAATGTTGATCAAATCTTTGCATTAAAATTAGCATGTTTTGAAACTAAAGAGATTAGTGATTCATCTAACAATGAGGGTAAGAAAAAGTTAAGACAGGCAAAAACTAAAATACAAGTATTAAAGGCTGCGATAGAAATCATAGAGGGTTAAATGGAAGACGCATGGCAAATATTTGAAGACCGCCATCAAGTAAGATTTTATGACCATGAAAAGGTTCCTTCTAAAGAGTTGATTGAAAAGGTCTTACATAAAGCACATGATCTTGTTCCATCAAAACAAAAACTCATGCCTTATGTTGTTAAGATATTAGGTCCCGAACATAAGAAAATCAAAATGCACATGTATGAATTGGCTTCTGAGGTTGATTATCCTGATCTTAATTTAAGAAATAAATACCGATTAGATTTAGTCAAGGAATATGAAAATAATAATATACCTGATAATCATCGGTGGATACGTGGTAATTCTCAACTTTTTGCACCTTATATTTTATTGTTAGTACCTAGAAAAGCTGTACAAAATACAAAACTTACTGAAACTTATAAAAGAAGAAAATTAGCTAATTATGATGGTGATAAACTATCAAAAAGCAATTCAAATATAGAAATTGGTATGTTTAGTATTGTATTAACTTATGTTGCTATGAAAGAGGGTTTAAGTATAGGTTATACTACATGTCTTAATCATAAAAATTTATCTAAACATTATAACTGGTTAAAAAAAGAAGAAGTAGACCCTACTATTGCTTTAAGTTTAGGATACGTAAGACCAGATACGGAAGAACATAGGCTAGAGCGTCAAATGAAAGAGGATATAAAAGGTAGAGCAAAACCAGAGAAACATCAAACCTTTGAGTGGATATGAAAACACTAATATTATTAATTGATTTTTATGGTCATCCTGCTTTAACCACAGATAGATATAATGATAGTATAAGATATTCAGCATTAACTGAAATAATATCATCAAGTACAATTGATAGAAAAAATTGTGCAATTTTCTCAACATCAATACCTCAAAATGATGAAAGATTATTAGAGCTTAAAAAGATGGCAATCTTAAAAGGTTTTCCGTTTGTGACACCTATTCCTGGAACTAATGATGTTCCTTGGGATGAAATATACTCTATAGATTACATAAAATCAAAACTTAAAGATTTTATTAATATTGATAAAACAGATACACAAATAATTGTAACAGGTACAAATACTTCAGGTTGCGTATATAAAAGTAAATCTATCGGTGCATATCATTGGTCAAAAGCAGGTTTTAAAACTAAAATATATTTACCTATGACTATTGAATATGAACAAAAAGGTATCAATGACCTTGAAAAAAATATAAATGGTTTTGCAACACTATATAATGAAATTAAAAAAGATAAATGTTTTGATATAGATATTGTTAAAAACTTTAACGATTTAAAATTACCTGTCTAAAAAATATTCAGAATACCAACCAGTCCAACCCTTTTCTTGTAGATGGTGCATTTGACCTAAAGTACATACGCTAAATTGAGGTGGTTGTTTATATAGATAATCTTTAATTGAAGGACAAACTTTATCATAAGTTTTATAATCAATAAATTTATAATACCATTCATCACTACCTTTTGTAAATCTTTTTATAAAGGCTTCATCTGTTGCTTTAAATCTATCCCATATGTGAGATACATCACCAGTCCATGATACTATAGATGAGTTTAAAGGTGTATGAGCAGGTTCTCTCCACCATGTATCATCTAATAGTGTAAAATCTTTTCTTATAAGATCGGGTAACTTATCATAGATAACTAAATCTAAATCAAAGTATAGATTTTCGCCATCTCTAAATCTATCATACATTTGAAACTTGTTAAACCAATTGCCATATAGATCATCTTCTATAACTTCAAAACTATCATACTTTAGACCAGAGTATTCGTCTATCATATGTTTTAAGTTATCAACATGCCATTGACTAAACTTATCACCAAATCTACAACAAATTATTCTCATTATTAACTATTCTTTGGATAGGAGCCTTTATAATATTCCTTTAGTTCTGGGAATGTATCAAATAAATGTGATTCCCATTTTGTTCCTTCATATGCTTTATCCTGTTGTAACATATAATTTAATGTATCCTGAAAATCATTGTCTGGTTCTTCAGGCATTCGTAGTGCAGCTTGAATATCAGGCCAACCCTCATACTTTGGTATAAGTTGATCTTTTAATTTTTTAGGTAAGTTATTTACTCTTAATGATTTAGGTCTTTCAATCATCAACCAACCAGCACTTCTTATACCTGGATTTTCAGCACAATATTTAATTACTTCATCAAAACGTAATACACTAAAACAAGTAACAACAGAATTTACATCAATATATGCTTTACCTTTGTACTTGTCAGCGTTTAATAAATCAATATTTTCTTCTATCTCTTTCCAGTTTGATCTTCTTCTTAAATACTCAGCGTTTTCATTAATACCATCAATAGAGGCAGTAAATGAAACTTGTTTAAACTGCGGTATAAAGTCAATAAATTTATGTTTGCCTTCGCCTAGTTTTGTAAGATTAGTTTGAAACTTAACCGTTATATAAGGTGCGTGACCTGTCTTAACTATTTCAGTTAAAAAATCAAAATACTTTTTCATTATTAGTGGCTCACCACCTATGATTTTTATACTATTAAGATATGGTGCAAGTTCTTTTATTTGATCTACAACTGATTTTCTATCTATCTTGTTTAAATTATCTTCAACAAGTTTAATTTTACGCTGTGTGTTTTTCATTGTGCCAAACATTTTTTCACTATAAACATTATGTTTATTCATCATATCAATACGCATAGATGAGCTATCATGGTTACACATATGACAATCTAAATTACATTCAATACCAAAAGACTTCAATTGTATTTGCATTATTCTTTCGTCAAATGTCCATTGACCTGACTGCTCATACATTCTAACGTTTCTTTCGATTCTATCCCAACGATCTTTACTATTTGACTCTCGCCACATGTGGTGTGTTCTACGAGATTTACCATATCTTGTTTCATCATTAACACATCTTATACAATGTTCATTAATTGCTTTAGTACCATGTTTTGCAGGATCTAACATTTCTTTTCTTAAATTTTTTAGATAATCACTATCTTCCATCCATGTTTTTATAGGCGTATTGTTTATAGTATGTTTATTACTTTTACCTGCAAGACAACATGCCTTATAAGAACCATCTAGTTCTATAAACATTTCAGCAAAAGGATGAACACAGAACCAACTTCTTTTATCTTTTGCTCTATTCATAATAGAGTTTTTGTCTTGTTTTCTTTCTTTACCAGTATCAGATAAACTTTTAAACCAGTCTGAAGTATCTACATTACCAGGCATGCTGTTTGTAACAGCTGCCATTTTTTTATCTTTAAATATCTTTTCCATTTCTTGGTCCTAAATAGTGTATTATCTTTATATTTTCGTGTGGGTCACCTAGTATCATATAATCTGTATTAAACTTCTTAGCGTACATTTTATTTAGTTCTACGTTTTGCCTATCTTCATTTGTATATTTTACAACCCACTCACCTGGCAGATACTTAATATTTGCTTTATGTTCATCTAGTTTCCAATAGACATAGTTTTGTTCGCCATAGTATTTGTAATGAACATCGCCTTTGTTATAGTAGTGTAATTGCCAGTATTCTGGATTTAATGAGAAATCGTCCCATATATAATTAAAACTACCCGACTTAAACTTATAAAAACCACCATTGATAGGTATTATAACTCTATCAGCAAATTTATTTGTTTTAACATTCCACCAACTATCATATGTAAGTAACTCTCCTTCTTCTACAGGATAGTTTAATATCTCATCAACATTACCTACAATCTGTTGATCAATATCCATAATAATTATATCATCACCAGGATTTTGATATGCAAATTGATTACTAAAAAACTTTAATTTGTGCCAATGTTTCTTAATGTTACTATGATAATTGTAAGGTAAAACAACATCAGCATCCACACCTCTATCTGCAAGACAAACAAATTCAAAAGGCACGGTACTATTTTCTTTTAATGATCTGTATAATTTTGAAACTGCATTAGGGTGATATAGACCCTCAAAATATACCGTACATATTTTAAGCATTGTTATATGCTCTCCAAACAACGTCAAATTTTTTATTGATAGCATGACATAGTACAACTGATTTAGGTACAAAACCTTGATCAGAAAAGAAGTAATGCCATTTCTGATTTAACCATTGTATTGGTACATCATTTTCTGCTATCTTAACTGCAAATAATGTTTCATTATCCCAACCAAAAAAGTCTGTAATCTTTTTAGGATACATATCATGGCCTTTAGTTAGTCTGCTCATTTCTGCCATATCAGAGTCAAAGTTATCAAAGTATTTTAGTTTCTGTATATACTCTTTACTTGCACCAACAATACCTGTATTGACTACATGATGTTTAGGATTTAAATCTCTATCTACTAACATCGCTTGAGCGTTATAGTATTTTGCTGTTGGCGATCTAATTGTTTGTGATCTTTCAGTTACTTCTTCCATAGGAATAACTTTATGTGTATTGTGTTGTATTGCAATACCTTTTGATAAGTCCCATTCCTCAAAGAAGTTATCAGCATGCATAGGTACTACATCAAAATCTAAATAAAGTATTTCATCATATTGTTCAGCAAGTTTATAAAACAAATATATCTTATAAAAATTTA